TGCAAAATAATCTACCTATAAACACAACGTCTTCAGACAGCGCAACAAGACTGAAGACATTTTTTAATTCATATTATCAAAAAGGTATAGCACTGTCAGCAGGCGACGTTGATTCAGTTGTTGGATTTTTTCTATCAAAAAAGTTCGATCAAACTGCTGCCGAAACAATCGGAGCTACATTATTAACACAAGCAAAAATAGAAAATGTAAATGTTAATAAACTCGTAGATACATTAAAAGGTCTCAATGAACCCCAGATGAACATGATAGTAACTGAAATATTAAATTATAATAGATTAAGAATTAGCACACTCGGATATAAAGTAGATAATTCCGGATTAAATCAATATGAATTAAGGAATATTTTAATTTAATGGGAAGGTTTGCACAAGGAGCATTTCCTCTAAAAAATCCAAGTAAGTATGTTGGCAACAAATCTCCAATATATCGATCTGGGTGGGAATTTGCTTTTATGAAAACATGTGATGAACATTCTTCTATTGAACGTTGGGCAAGTGAAGCGATAAAGATACCATATCGTGACCCGACTACAGGTAAATCAACGATTTATGTTCCAGATTTTTTTATAGAATATACAGATAAGAACGGAAAGAAACATGCTGAGATAGTTGAAATTAAACCTTCAAATCAACAGTTATTAGAAAAAGTTGGAAAAAGTTTAGTAAATCAATATCAGTATGTTAAGAATATGGCCAAATGGGAAGCAGCACGAGCTTGGTGCAAACAGAAGGGTATGATATTTCGTGTAGTTAACGAAAATGATTTATTCCACAACGGACGTAGATAATAATAAGTAAGATTATGACTAAAAAATTAGAAGAACTTTTAAATTTACCCGAACATAAAGAAACAGTCAAAGAACTTGAAAAAGAGATTAAGACTCAAACCAAAGCCCTAACTTCGCAAGAAGAAATGGAAAGAACTCTTAAAGACTTTGATAAAATAGCATTTTCCTTACCAATGGTTGAAGGACTAGGTACAACTAGCGACAGAGAATTTGATGAGCTTGCAGACAAAGCAACTAAGGCCTACGAAGATTTAATGGACTTAGGAATGAACGTTGAAGCTAGATATAGCAGTAAACTATTTGAAGTTGCAGCCAATATGCTTAAGAATGCCGTTGATGCAAAAGCAGCAAAGATAGACAAAAAATTGAAAATCGTCGACCTACAATTAAAGAAATTAAAAATTGATCAAGACGCCCGAGGTAAAAATGATGATGATCATGTGCTGGATGCAACTGACTATGTTATATCTGATCGTAATAGCCTGTTAGAAAAACTAAAAAAGATAGATAAATAATTCAAGGGAATAAAACCATGAAAAGATTTAAAGATTATTTAATTGAAGGTAAAAAAACATACGATTTTAAGGTAAAAATCGCAGGTGACCTTCCAGCGAAATTTGAATCAACTCTCAAGACTGCTCTGGAAAAATACAGTGTTTCTAGCATGACATCATCAAAAACACCTATACAAAAAGTACCTTTAGATTTTCCAAACTGCGAATGCTCTGAGGTACATATTTTTGAAATTTGTTTAGACTATCCTGAAATTTCTCCAATATTAGCAAGTTATATCGTAGAGAAAACAGGCATAGCTAGGTCTAATATTGTAGTGCGTTCACCTAATGAGCCAAGCGAACAGTATCAAGATACTAAAGAAGAGAAGTATGCAACTAAGCTAACTTCAGATTACGAAGATGATAAAACAAAATCTCAGGACATGGTTGGCGAAAAGCGTGTTCTTAATTTATTAAAAGAACTTTCAAAGAAGGATTGACACAATGTCAGACATGTTAAACTTATTAAAGATAGTAGACAAAGTAGAGAAACCAGTCGCAATTAACGAAGCAGTTTCTTTAAGCATTAATGCAACAGGTGAAACTGCTTGTGATGTTACTGATATGTTAAGTAAAATAGTACAGCTATCAGGAATGAAACCAGTTACTCCAGATATGATGCCCGCAATGGGTTCAAACATGCCTATGGTTAAGTCAATACAAAGCGTTGGCGGTTATGCTGATCAAGCAGCGAAGAAGTTTGTCGACGATGTTGGTGAAGAAATGTCAGGTGGCTATACTAGTGCAAGCACTGAGTTAGATCACGAAGTTGCTGACAATCCAGGTAGCATTGACGACGTCACAATGAAGACTGCAGGTGGGATGAATAAGCCACATAAGCAGGCTGTTAGACCTGGACAACCTATGGGAAATAATTCACTAGCTGAAAATCTTTCTGCAAAATTGATGCATGAATATCAAGGCATCAAGGTTAAGTGATTATAAATATCTACCATGAGTAGATCCCTAGAAGGCGTCCTTGTTAAAAAGGCGAATAAAAAAGAAAGATACACTGAGCGACAGATCGAGGAAATAAGTGCCTGTTTAGATCCAATAACAGGCCCTTATTTTTTTATGAGTAATTTCTTTTATATACAGCATCCCGTAAAGGGAAAGTTAAAATTTGATCCTTTTGATTATCAGAATAGATTAGTAGCAAGTTATCACGATCATCGATTTAACGTGAATATGCTTCCTCGTCAGAGCGGTAAAACTACTTGTGCTGCTGGATATTTGCTATGGTATACAATGTTTAATCCTGATTCAACTGTATTGATTGCAGCACACAAATTTACAGGTTCGCAAGAAATCATGCAGCGTGTACGATATGCTTATGAATTATGCCCTGATCATATACGTTGCGGAGTAACAAGTTATAATAAAGGCAGCATAGAATTTGATAATGGTAGTCGTATTGTTTCAACAACAACTACTGGAAATACCGGACGTGGTATGAGTATTTCATTATTATATTGCGATGAGTTTGCGTTCGTTCCTCCAGAGATAGCAACAGAGTTCTGGACTTCAATATCACCTACACTAGCAACAGGCGGTCGTGCTATTATTACAAGTACACCCAATAGCGACGAAGATACATTCGCTTTAATCTGGTCGGAAGCTAATCAGAAATTCGACGAATACGGAAATGATCAAGAAACAGGAAAGAACGGATTCTTTCCTTTTAGAGCCGAATGGCACGAGCACCCAGACAGAGACGATGCATGGATGCAACAGGAAATGGGTCGTATTGGCGAAGAACGTTTCCGTCGTGAGTACGGATGTGAATTCTTAGTCTACGACGAAACTCTTATTAACAGCATTACACTATCAGAACTAAAAGGTGTAGAACCAATCGAACGAATGGGTCAAGTGCGTTGGTATAAAAAGATAAATCCTAAATCAACTTATCTAGTTGCTCTCGATCCAAGCCTCGGCACAGGAGGCGATAATGCTGCTATACAGATATTTGAATTACCAAGTTTTGATCAAGTAGCAGAATGGCATCATAATACTACCCCAGTTAATCAACAGATAAGAATATTAAAAGAAATAACAAATCATATTAAAAGTTACGGCGATCCTATGACCTATTGGTCAATTGAAAATAATACTATAGGTGAAGCAGCACTCGTTACAGTTAAAGATATTGGTGAAGAAAACATTCCCGGGTTGTTCCTAAGCGAGCCAATACGTAAAGGACACGTTAGGAAATTCCGCAAAGGATTTAATACATCACATCGCGTTAAAATGACTGCCTGTGTTAAATTAAAATCGTTAATTGAATCAAAAAAGATGACGATTAATAGTAAACCGTTAGTATCAGAATTAAAAACTTATGTTGCTAGTGGTGTAGGATTTAAAGGTAAAAATGAAGAGAGCGACGATCTAGTCTCGGCATCTTTATTAATCTGCCGCATGGCAGCAGTGTTAGCAGACTGGGATCCAAACATTTATGAAACGATGACGGAGAGGTTAGAAGAAGAAAGTCTACCAATGCCGATCTTCATAACCAGCTACTTATAGGATAAATAATCAGTTATGTCTAGCAACAGTTCGATCAGCAATGCCCTTTACTTAAGACTCAAGAATCAATTTCCTGAGGTAACTTTTAGCGACAAAAATAATATACAAGGCGGGAAATTAGAGAATGCAGTATTCTTTGATTTTCCATTTATAGTTGATGATCAAAAGATAGCATCAATAACTATCAGTATAGCCGATGGTAAAACATTAAAATTAATCAGAACCGAAGATGCATTAGACAGCCAAGAAGACGGAATCAAGAATGTTTGGTTTAGATTCTTGAGGAATATGCGTAATTTTGCCAAAGCTAGATTATTAAATTTTGAACCAATGGATCCTGTAAAAGGAAAAATACAAAAAAGAGATTATCAAAATTTTGCGGCTGATGCGAAAGATAAATTTAAGGACCTTCCTATGAGCGAATCATCACTATATGGATCAACGAGATCAAGTTATCAAAAACTCGAAAATACAAAATTAATCATTAGACACTCAAAGAAAATCGATGAGGAAAGTCCTAATAGCAGGACTAGAAATATCGATGCGATGTTCATCGAAGGTGAGAACGGTGAAAGATTCCGTTATCCTTTTATACATCTAGCAGGTGCTCGTGCTATGCAGAGACACGTATCTAACAGTGGTAGTCCATATGATGATTTTGGACAATACATCGTTGGACTTAGTGAAAACATTTATAACCTACGTCGCTTTAATCATTTAGTTAATCGTTCTGCATTTTTAGAAAATACAGATGTTATTGGAATCGCTGAAGCTGCAAAACATAAAAGCATTAATCTAAAAAAGACACTGGAGAGTATACAGAAGCAACGCGGATACGAAGCAGTTAAAGAAAACTTTATTGCGTTTGAGAAAAAAGATGTCGATGATGAGATGTTAGAGGATCTAAAAAATAGATTTACTTTACATCAATTTAATGAAGAATTAAAAGATTTATTTCCGTATATAACAGATTTAATCGGCGAAGGTGGTGGCACAGCCTCTATGGGAATGAAGAATCCAGAAAGTCCACAAGGTAATAAACTCGGAGATCCTAGGGGGAATAATATGTCAACGACTGATATGTACGAAAGCGGAAATGATCTCGAAAGTATCATTAATAACTTTCAAAATGATGTAGAAGAATTCAAAGCAGGTGGTGAGATGAGCGATGATCTGTTTGATGCTCTATATAACTATTATGCTGCATCGGGCGAGATGCCATATGGAATACAAAAAGGCCGAGATGGCGATCCTATGGAATGGATTTCTCAACAGTTTGAACAGGAAATTGAACATATAGGTACACAGATGGAAGAAAGTGATTTTGGTAATCCAGAAGAAATTCTACGCAGTGTAGCACAGACATTGGAGCGTGAAGTTGAATGGCCTTTAACTGAAATCATGGATGGAGCAACTGTTAAGAAATTACTCGCTCCTCTTATGAACGCGATACATCAACAACTACAACATCATACTAGCGAAGTTGACGAAGCAAAACCATTCGTAAAAGGTGCTCCTGCTAAAGGTCAAGGTAAGCCAACCGGCGACTACGACGACTCTGATGCAGCACAAGAGCCAGTAACTGATTATAAAGATCGTCCTCGTGATGAAGCATGGGACCTCAAGATGGCTATCGACGCAGCATCGGAAATCCGTATGGAACCATTCGATAAGGCTTCTATTGTTAAGGCAATCGACGGTACACATCATCAGATTAAAGAATTGAAAAAGGCAGCAGAACAGAATCCTAAAGAAAAGAAGATACAGTATGGAATTGAAAAAGCAGAAGCACGTCTGGGCCTACTACAGGCAAGACTGGGAACTGCTGAACCTAAGGCAACTAATAATGTTACTAAAAATGCATTAACAATTGAACATTTATCAACACATGTAAAAGATGATAAAATATCATTATTATTATCTCGTATAGCTGACGATTATCCTCGTATGGATAAGTCAGAACAAAAAGAAGTTAATGACCTAATTAGAATGATGATGTTAAAAGTTAAGCTAGTACCAATGTTCTCAAATGAAAGTACAACTTTTGAAGAATTAGAAACACTACTATCAAAAAATAGTAAAGTAGTAGAACGCACACATAACACGTTAGACTATGTTGACGAATTTGAAAGAAGACTTAGTGCAGTTATCGGAGAAAACAACGATCTACTAAGCGACGATGTTGACGTACAAAAAAAGGCCCTGAGCGAATTAAATGAGCTAATGCAAGAACATTTCCCCGTAGGAACAAACGGAATTAATGCAAAAGAGAGTCTAAGGGGAATCATAGATGACCCTATTCTCGATGACAAATTTGAAGAAATTAGCCAACAAGATGCTGACACTTGTGCCCGCTCAACCATAATGGATTGGATAAAAGAAAAGGCTCCAGAATTAGAAAGTCAGATTAATCCGGGCGATATGGCATCAGACCCAACTAACCCGCAAGCACCAGCGCCAGCAGTACCACCGGAAGAAGAACCAGCAGCACCTCAAGAAAACTCAGACGCACAGGCAACTGATCAATTTTATAATCCACCAGCATCACAAAATACCGAAGTTGAAGAATTTGTAAAATCACTATACGATAGCAAGACAGGTAAATTTCCAAGAGGCGAAACTGGGGTAATAACAAGTGTAGAAAAGAAATACGGGCATCAAGCAGGTAGACATGCACAAGAGTGTATCGAAAATCTAAAAAATACCTTTGATGAAAACATCATGAGAATGAGAAAATTAGCAGGCGTAAGTTAATAATAAAAACAAAAATAAAGATTGACATGATAAATAAAACTGCGCTATAGTAATATAGTGCAGTTTTTTATTAGGCACAAAAAGAAAAAGCCAAGGCAAATATAGGAGATAGGCAACATGGCATCATTAGCAGAAATTCGCGCTAAATTACGCGAGCAAGAAACTAAATCATCAGGAAACTCGGGCGGCGGAGATAACGGGATTTATCCGTTCTGGAATCTCAAAGAAGGCCAAGAAGCATTAGTTCGCTTCCTTCCAGATGGTGATACTAACAACACGTTCTTCTGGGTAGAACGTGCGATGATTAAACTTCCATTCAACGGTGTTAAGGGCGAAACGGATAGCCGTAGCGTTCAAGTACAGGTTCCGTGCGTAGAGATGTACGGAGAAACTTGCCCGATCCTCAGCGAAGTACGTCCTTGGTTTAAGGATAAGAGTCTCGAAGATATGGGTCGTAAGTATTGGAAGAAGAAGAGTTATCTTTTCCAAGGGCTTGTTGTTGAGGATCCTATTAAAGAAGACGCAACCCCAGAAAATCCCATCCGTAGGCTTATTATTGGTCCACAGATTTTCCAGATCGTTCGTGCTGCGTTGCTCGATCCTGAGATTGAAGATCTGCCAACTGACTATGTACATGGTCTTGATTTTCGTATCGCTAAGACTAGCAAGGGCGGATATGCTGACTATAGCACAAGCAAGTGGGGACGTCGTGAACGTGCTCTAAGCAATAGCGATGTTGAAACAATTAATAAGAACGGATTGTTTAGCCTTAAGGACTTCCTCCCTAAGAAGCCAACCGACGTTGAACTTAAGGTTATTAAGGAAATGTTTGAAGCATCTGTTGATGGTGAAGCATTTGACTCAGAGCGTTGGGGACAATATTATCGTCCGAGCGGAATGAGTGCTGCAACTGGCGATCCTAACACAAGAACAGCAGTAAAAGCTGTTATAGCAGATGAGGATGACATTCCGTTTGATCCGGATCCTGTAGTTACAAAGTCAGTGTCACCTGCTGTAACGACCGAATCTAAGCCATCAGGCAGCGGCAATGCTAATGATATCCTTAGCATGATCCGTGCAAGGCAGTCTAAATAATTCGAATAATTCGGGGGATATTTTTCATGAAAATCCCCCGAAATTCACCGAATATTCCATAATTATTTTAAGGGGCAGAAATGGCTAAGACATTCGACATAACTAAATTTCGTAAAACATTAACTAAGAGTATCGACGGCTTAGGCGTCGGTTTCAATGATCCAACCGATTGGATCGGTACAGGCAACTACGCTCTCAATTATCTCATCAGCGGAGACTTCCAAAGAGGCATTCCGCTAGGTAAAGTGACCGTTTTTGCCGGTGAGTCCGGCGCAGGTAAGAGTTACATCTGTTCGGGTAACATCATCAAGAACGCACAAGAGCAGGGCATTTTTGTAGTGCTTGTTGACAGTGAGAACGCTCTCGATCAGAAATGGCTCCATGCTCTCGGAGTTGATACCGGCGAAGATAAATTACTCAAACTGAACATGGCAATGATCGATGATGTTGCTAGAACTATCCATGAATTCATGAAAGAATATAAACTACTTGCGACAGATGATCGTCCTAAGGTACTGTTTGTAGTTGATAGTTTAGGTATGTTACTCACTCCAACTGACATTAATCAGTTTGAAGCAGGCGATCTAAAAGGCGACATGGGCCGTAAGCCTAAAGCACTAACAGCATTGGTCCGTAACTGCGTTAATATGTTTGGTTCATATAATGTTGGTATGGTTTGTACAAATCATACTTACGCGAGTCAAGACATGTTTGATCCAGATGATAAGATTAGCGGCGGACAAGGTTTCGTTTATGCGAGCTCAATCGTAGTCGCTATGAAGAAACTTAAACTAAAAGAAGATGAAGATGGTAATAAGGTTAGTGAAGTTAACGGTATTCGTGCTGCTTGTAAGATCATGAAAACACGTTATTCTAAACCATTCGAAACACTCCAGATTAAAATTCCATATGAAACAGGTATGAATCCTTACAGTGGGTTACTTGAACTTTTTGAAAAGAAAGGTTTGATCGTACAACAAGGTAATCGATTAAAATATATTGATTCTAAAGGAAAAGAATTTATTGAATATCGTAAACAATGGACAGGTGAATTATTAAATATGGTTATGGAAGATCATATATATAAGAAACCAGCAGAGTTACCCGATAATGTTCTGTTGGTTGACGATGAAACTGGAGAAATTTTAGGATGAATGAAGCACTAATTGTTGAGATGTGGGACCTTCTCAGAGAATATACAGATAAGAAACAAGTAACTGTAGTAGCTGAAAGATTTGTGGATCTTCTCAGCGATCACGGTGCTACAGAGCAGAATCTAACAGAAGCCCTTGGGCATGATGATCACTTAGATGATGCTATCCGTATTTTCCTTGACCTCGACGAAGAGGAAGATGAGGAAGATGATTACGACTACGATGACGAGTAAGACATGACCTGGTATACATTAGTCAGCCAAGATCTATCAAACATTCCAGATGCGATTCTTTTCTTCGAAAGCGAGCTAAATGACGCTCGTAAAGAAGTAAAGATTACAGGAAATATCGAGAAAGCTGCGGCAAGTATGCCAGGCATTGTTGAACATCGTTACAATCAACTTCAAGAAATTGAAGCGATATTAGAATACTTGAACATCGAACTCCGCCGTCTACGTAGCCAGTTCTTCAAGAAATATCTTGAGAATTATCAAAGAGCTCTCAGTAGTAGAGACGTGGAAAAATACGTAGACGGCGAGAGCGATGTTGTTGATTATGAAAAGATCATTAACGAGTTTGCTCTACTTAGAAACAAGTGGCTTGGTATTATTAAGGCACTTGATATTAAACAATGGCAACTAAGTAACGTAATAAAATTAAGAGTAGCGGGCATGGAAGATGCTTCGCTTTAGGGGATAATATGAAAGTTTTTATTGGGTGGGATTCGCGAGAAGATATTGCGTATCAAGTATGTAAACACAGCATACACAAGATTAGTCCTTCGGCAGATATAGTTCCGTTAGTACAAGAAGATCTTAGAACGGTTGGATTATACACAAGAGACGTTGACCCGTTATCAAGTACTGAATTTACGTTTACTCGTTTTTTAATTCCTACAATTATGAATTATAAAGGTTGGGCATTATTCTGTGATTGTGATATTGTATTCTTAGATGATATTCAGAAATTATTTGACCAAGTCGATAATCAATATGCTATCATGTGTGTCAAACACGATTACGAAGTTAAAGAAGGCATAAAGATGGACGGTAAGGTACAGCACGTATATCCACGTAAAAATTGGAGTTCTGTTATGCTTATTAATTGTGGACATCCTAGCAATGCTTTACTGACAAAAGAATTAGTCAATACCGAAACAGGAAAATATCTACATAGGTTTAGTTGGTTAGAAGATCACGAAATTGGTGAGATATCACACGAGTGGAATTGGTTAGTAGGTGTATATGATGAGCCACAAGATGGAAATCCGAAAGCGATACATTACACCGACGGTGGTCCTTGGTTTGATAATTATAAAGATTGCGAATATGCAGATAAATGGAATGATATTTTAAAGGACTATGAAAACAAATGAAAGCATTTATAATATGCCTTCCACAAAAAGAAAATAGCATAACTCATTCAAGAAAAACAAAAGACATATTAACAGGCTATGGATATGATGCAGAATTATTTGAAGGAATTTCCGGAACTGATGCTGTTGAATTAGCACATAAAGAAAAAAGAAAAGCATATCCGTATGGCATTAAAACAACAGAACTAGAAGTTGACAGTATTAAAAAATATATTAAAGATAACTTGTGGGAAGAATTTCTAGATAATTTTATAATAACTGTACAGGAAAAATCTAGATATGTTGGAAATAAAATTGATAAAATATCCTCACCCGGAGTAAAAGGTTGCTTTTATAGTCATTATAGATTATGGGAAAAATGCACCGAACTTGACGAACCTATTATGATATTTGAAGATGATGTTAAAATTTATAGGAATGTAAATTTTGAAGAATACCATTGGCAAGACATATTAATTTTAGCATTTGGAAAAACATTATATAAAGGCGAACCCTATAAAACTTATTTAGAAAATCCTAAAGGACCTTTACAGATTATACCTTGGACTAACAGTTCAATGCCTGGCACACAGGCTTATGCGATCAAACCCAACGCTGCTAAAAAACTTGTAAAACATTATCGTCCTTGGTTTTTACCATCTGATAATGCTATACACTCTAGCATTTGTAAAATAGAAATACTAACACATGTTATGGGTAGAGAACTATTTGGAGACGAAGGTAATTCCTCTGCTGTTCGTACAAAAGGGGAAACTTGGTGAGAGTAGGTATATTTTATAATTCAATAGCTAACCCAGGAAAATTTTCTAATAAAGTTATGTTAATGGATAACTTTAGTCAAGGTGTATTAGCTAACGGTGACAAAGTTATTGATCATCGAGATAATTCTCTTCCTAATCAAAAAATAGATGTTGGATTTGTTTTAGGTTATACCCTTGAAGATAATTTTCGAAAAAAGATTATTAACATATTGAGAGATAATAATACCCCACAAGTGTTTGTAGATAGTAATATATTACATTATTCTCGTAAAGAACACGAATGGCATCGATATAGTTTGAACTCAGTTTATCCGAGCAACGGTGTTTATTTCTTTGATAAACTAGATGAAAATAAATGGGATACTTATAGCAATTGGCACAATGCAAAATTAATGCCTTGGCGAAGCAACGGTAATCATATACTAATATTTTGCCAACGTCCTAAAGGTTGGAATTTATTTGGAAATGATCAAGATCTTTGGTTGCAACAGACTATCGAAAATATTAGAAAATATAGCCAACGTCCTATACGTGTACGTATGCATCCCGGAGATGGTACTAAAGATAAACAGATAGAAAAACTTAAAAAACGTTATGGTAATTTAATATCAATATCTGATGAAGAAGATATCAGAGATGCTCTTAAAAATTGTTGGTGCGGTATTGGGTATAATTCAACGCCAACGTCAGTGGCTGCAATTGAAGGTATACCTGTATTTTTGCAAGATCCTTTAAACAGTTGGGCCAATGATATCGCATTTACAGATTTCGCACAGATTGAAAATCCACCAATGCCAGATAGATCTGAATGGGTTAAAAAGATAGCAAATATACATTGGTCAAATGACGAAGTAAAAAGTGGTAAACTTTGGGCGGCGATCAAGACCTATATTTCTTCTGCTCCTCGATAAAGATCGCTAATTCTTTACGTTTTCCTTTAGCAGTCCAAACATAACTATCCTGATGCATATGCCAGTCTATATACGATAGTGGCAGTGAATCTATACGGAAATTTGGAACTAACTCGTCTAGGATATCTTGGTCTAACGACCAATAAATGTAATCTCGTTCTAGGTTAGCTTTAAGAGTTTTTCCATATTTTCTAAGGAATTTTAAACTATTATCATTGCCAGTTAGATAGATACCACCAGCTAAAAACTGTTTGTTTTTATGGATATAAAAATCAGGTCCGTTAGGCAATCTCGTTAAGTCTCTCCTAAATACTGCATCAACATCCATGGAAAATAATGACTGAGGTTCTTTTATTATTTCCATTAATCGAATAAATCTAGCACAGGCAAAATAGGTTTTTTGCATACGCTCTAGTATAGATTTGTCACCTCCTTTTTCCATTGATGTTAAAATTCTGCCATATCTAATTTTTTCTAAAGGATCTGTAGGAATAGTATTCCAACGATCTGCAGCATCGTTAAATAATTCTAACGGAGCATATTCATAAGTTACTGATACTGAATTATTATGACAAAATTGTAATTGATCATCTCTCGGATTGAATAAATGTATATGTATGTTTTGTTTACTATTTCGTTTAATACTATTAATCAATATAGTACCAAACTCGTCAAAATAATCTTTATCACAAGCTGCATAGATAAAGAAATCATTTTGATTGAATTGCCCTTGTATTTGTGGTATAATCATGATGGAGTATTTAACTTATGAAATTTTCTTATTTCCCAAATCAGACTGCACTGGATTCAGGTTCGACGATGCGAGCTTTTTTAGAAAGCTGTAAAAAAAACGGACACGAGATAATAGAAAATTCCTACGATGCCGACGTTGCTATTATATGGTCTGTACTATGGCATGCTCGTATGATGAGAAATGAACTTGTTTGGAATCACTATCGTAGCAAGAATAAACCTGTTGTAGTACTTGAAGTCGGAGCATTAGATAGGGGACGCTTATGGAAAGTTGGTGTAAACGGGATTAACGGATCAGGATATTTTGGACCCAAGGGCATGGATTCGAGTCGTCGAAAAATGTTAGACATTAATATTAAATCATGGAAACAATCGACAGATATTCTCATATGTTTACAACATTCAAAAAGCGATCAATGGAAAGGAATGCCAGCGATAGAACACTGGCTAGATAATATTATAGGGAAGTTAAGAAAAAAATCTGATAGGAAAATCGTAGTTCGAAGCCACCCAAGGCATCAGATAAAGCTAAATCATAATTATAAAGATTTAATTTTTGATTATCCAAAATCACTTAATTCAGTTGATGATTCTATTAATTTTAAAAATGCATTAAACTCTGTTTGGGCAGTAATTAATTGGAATAGTAATCCTGGAGTTATTGCAGCGTTAAATGGAATACCGGTATTTACGGGGCCAACTAATCTTGCTGCTCCTGTGGCTAATTTAGATTTTGATATGATAGAAAATCCATCAATGCCAGATAGAGAACAATGGGCTAATGACTTAGCATATACTGAATGGACTGTCGATGAAATAGCCAAGGGAGAACCGCTAGAAAGAATATATTCGGCATTGACTTCTGTATCACAATAGTTTAATATAGTCTTATGTTGTTGTATATCGAAGACTTGATAACATATATTTGTCGTAATTTTAAGACACATTCCGACTATGTTCCGTTAAAAGATAAAACTGTATTTTTCAGTTTAATGAATCAATTTGGAAATAATATAGCATTAACAGTAGGTCAATCAAATCTAGCACTGCGCTTGCTTGAAAACAATAAAAACACTTTCTCAACTATAAAAGGATTTAATGAGTTGTTAGATATTCCTAAATTTAAATATCCTTTTAGAACTATCGATACAGCTAAGAAAATATATATTGAAAAGTTAAATGATAAAGATGTTATAACAATAAAATTCCAATATAATAAAGAACTATTAAAGGAAATTAAAGACGAAATTCCTGGAAAGTCTCTATATAATAAAGAGAAAAAATCTTATTCGTTTCCACTTAACGAAAAAAATATTTTGAATATATTAAGCAATCAAAAGATAAAAAACTATAATTTTGATATTGATTCTGATCTATTAAATCTATATGAAAATATAGATCATATTTACAAAAATAAAGAAGAATTTGTTCCAACCGTTGATTATGAAAACGGCTTAATAATCAAGAACACTAATAAACTAACAAGAGATTATTTTGAAAATAATAAAAAAGATATATTCTTATCGGATTTATTCCTGGCAAAATCATTAAGATTAAACTTCGGTAAAAAATTAATTGATAAATTAATTTCGATGAATTTAGACACGAAAATACCATATTTTCTAACAGAAAAAAAGAAGAGTCATACTGTTATTAATAGTAAGAAAACCAACATGTCTATGTTTATACAAAGTTTAAAAACGATAGACATATGGCCAATTATGGTTATCTTACCGGAATTTGATACCGTCGATGTCTCACTAGACAAATGGTATAGCAGTCTGAAAGAAAATGGAATATCAAACAAAGAAATCAGTGTTTTGTTTCGTAGTCAAAAAAATAAATCCTTCAATGCATTTGTAGCAGATGAGCAATTAAATAATCTAGTGTCGGAGGAAACCAAAGTAGTTTTTATAAATCATAAGATTCCAAAGGTACTATACAAGATAGACTTTAAACCACCTATAGTTATTAGTACATCAGTACACCATGTACATTATACTACAAAAATATTAACTTCAACACACCCTTTTGTAATATATTATACTGATCAAATATCATTCTTTAATTCGGAAATCGAAGATGCCTAATTGTAAATTAATTATACGAGATGAAGTTAATATAAAATTTGAGGGGTTAAGTTTAGAAGCTAGGAAAAAACTAGCAAATAAATTTAAGTTTGAAGTACCTTGGGCACGATACCAACCATCATATCGCTTAGGCAGATGGGACGGCACAGTAGCTTTCTTTGGTGTCGGTGGTACCGGATATATCAATCAACTAAATGATATATTACCAATATTAGAATCACTCGATTATGATCTAGAAGTAGAAGATCTAAGGCATCACCCTGTTATCGAATTAGAAGAAATAAACGAAGAATTCTGGGGCGATCTATGCTGGCCTACGGGACATAGATTTGCAGGACAACCTATAAGATTGCGCGATGATCAGGTCGAAGTTGTTAATAACTTCTTAAAAAATCCACAAGCATTACAAGAAGTTGCTACTGGTGCAGGTAAGACTATCATGACTGCAACACTGAGTAAATTATGTGAGAAATATGGAAGATCTATGGTAATTGTTCCTAACAAAAGCCTAGTAGAACAGACCGAAGAAGACTATAGAAATGTTGGATTAGACGTTGGTGTTTATTATGGTGATCGTAAAGAACTAGGTAAGATGCATACTATATGCACGTGGCAGAGTCTTAATATATTAGATAAAAAAAGTCACGATACAGAAGCACTAACTCTAGCTGAATTTACCGAAGGTGTTGCTGCTATTATCATAGATGAAGTCCATCAAGCGAAAGCAGAAGTTCTAAAGAAACTACTAACGATTAACTTTGCCAATGCACCAATTCGTTGGGGGTTAACCGGAACTGTTCCTAAAGAAAAGTTTGAATTTGAATCTATACGTTGCAGTATTGGAGACGTTATACATCACGTTACGGCACACGAACTACAAGAAAAAGGCGTGCTTGCACAATGTCATGTTAATATATTACAGGTTACTGATATTAAAGAATTTAGATCATACGCCGACGAATACAAGTACCTAGTGTCAGACACATCGCGGATGACGTGGATGGCAAATAAGATTAAAGAAATAGCACTAACTGGTAATACATTGGTGCTGGTTAATCGAATCGATACTGGTAAAATACTAATAAACGAGATACCCGATAGTGTGTTTATCAGTGGTGCGGTTAAGACAAAAGCAAGGAAAGAAGAGTATGATGAGATCAAGACGAGCGACAACAAGGTTATTATTGCTACCTATGGTGTTGCTGCTGTTGGTATTAATATTCCCCGTATTTTTAATCTTATTCTCTTGGAGCCTGGCAAGTCTTTTGTTCGTGTCATTCAAAGTATTGGTAGAGGCATTAGAAAGGCTGAGGATAAAGATTTTGTGCAGATTTGGGATATAACCAGCACATGTAAGTATGCTAAAAGACATTTAACAGAACGTAAGAAGTTTTATAAAGAAGCACTATATCCATTCGCAATAACCAAAGTGGATATCTAAAAGGAAAAATAATGCAGATACTAACACTTGATAATAAAACATTTAATCTAAATAATTTACCAGAAGAAGTTGATGATAATATGCGCTTCTCGGTTCTTGATAATTCGAACCCAAATGAACCAGATTTCTTCTTTGTACCTCTAGTATTCTTAGAAAGTTTTAACGCACCAGCAGTAGTATTGAAGATAGATAATTTTGAAATACAGATGCCACTCGATTGGTCGGTACTAGTCGGATGTCGTGAAAGTGGAAATGATCTAGAAGTGGTTCCGTTAACGAGTTTAACAGATAGAGGATTTGATGCTTTTATATTCAATCCAATATCTGATTTCAAATTTAACTTTAGCACTATTGAAATAGTTAATATCTATCTAGATGTAAAATGGTATTTTCCAAAGATGCGTAACGGTCAATTATTAGCTACTCCAATACGCGACGGCGACAACCCGCCTTGTGCTTATTTTGTAAAAGAAATAAGTAGACAGAGTGAAATTGTACAATACTCAAAGTTAATGTAATGAATATACAATCTCCAGAATATATCTACGAAAGTCCAGACAACGGAGATACTGTATATCGCAGAAAACTTGGTGAAACAGAACGTGAACTCTATATTCAGAAAGAACCCGATCTGTTTACCTACGCAGATATACGAGAAATAAAAGAACTTAGTAAAACTAATCCTGCACTCAAAAAAGCTCTTGATAATCTCCTCATTATATATTATACTATAAAAGATGGCAAAGAAACTTGAACTTAAAGAAGCAATGGCAGCAGTTGACCTAAATGCTAGAAGCATGTGGGACGACCTCGATGAAGATCAACAAAAAAAACTCAAAGGAGAACTGTGGATCTTAAACAGATACATCAGTAATGCTAAGACAAGCAATCGAGAACAGATGGAACACTTTGTACTAACTGTTAACGAATATTTTAATAAGAATTGGTTTGAACTACAGAAACATCCTAAGCTACTATGGCAATTACTGTGTATGTGTAATTATAATGGAGAAAAGATATTCTATCATGAATGGATAGGTTTAGGTAAGAGGGCCAGTACTAAAAGATCTAAACTATTAGAATCTGTTTATCCAAATATGAAGCACGACGAAATTGAAACTTTATTAAAGGTTACTACCGATGATGAAATTAAAGACCTTGCTAGAGATTGCGGTTGGACAGAAAAGGAACTTAAAGATCTCTGAAGAACATAATTGTCGCTTCTGTAATAAAAACTTTGTTAAGGAAAAAACCTTAGCTGTGCATATGTGTGAACCAAAACGTAGATATATGCAAAAAGATGAACGGCGTGTACAGAGCGGGTTCTATGTATATGATAGATTTTATAAATTAACACAAAATAGCAAAACAGAAAAGAACTACGAAGATTTCTGTAAGAGTCCGTACTATAACGCATTTGTTAAATTTGGTAGCTTCATGAGCAATGTTAATCCTCTATATCCAGACAAGTATATAGATTGGATTATTCGGAGCAGTATACCATTAGATAAGTGGTGTAGGGAAGAACTTTATGACAAATATATAATCGATCTCATTAAAAATGAGGGTATAGAATCCGCAAGCGAACGAACCATAAATACAATGTGCGATTGGGCTGATAAGAATTCAGCTCAATGGAATCATTACTTCTCATATGCTAACCTTAACAGGATAACATATGATATACGGGACGGCAAGGTTTCTCCTTGGATATTGCTAAACAGCGATAGCGGGTTAGCAGCACTTAAGAAGATGACTGATGAACAACTTCAGACTATTGGTCCGATGATTGATATACTGTATTGGACCGATCGATTTAAGAAGCAAAAGTCAGACCTTGAATTCATAAAGAATATAATCAAGGAGGCTAAGATCTAATGTTAAAAGACAATTTGCTAACTGATACTATTATCGAAGAAGTAGACCTCGGATACACATTTATGGCAGACTCAGATGAACTAAACGTCTATGTAAAATTTACAGGATTTAATAATTCTCTACAAATGGAACAATTTGCAGAGTATATGAAAAAACAATTACCCTTACTATTCACTAGCACAACGAAACACTGATGCCCGATATTGATATAGATTTTTTAGATAGAAATACCGCTCTTAACATGTTCGAGCATCGTATCGCTATGAGAGATCAAAAAGGCGAAAAAGTCAAACATAATACTGGTGTTTACTTCCAAAAAATACCATATGATCCTTTTACTAATATCAGTACTATAGAGTATGAAACAGCGGAGAATCGTGGGTATTTTAAGATAGATTTCCTTAATGTGAGCTTATATAACGGTGTCAAAGACGAAGAACATCTAAAGAGATTGTTAGATCGAGACCCACTTTGGGATCTGTTAGAACACAGAGAGATAGTAGAAAAACTATTCCATATATCTGACCATTATACATTGGTTCGTAGATTACGTCCCACAAGCATAGAACAATTAGCAGCAGTACTCGCGATTATAAGACCTGCTAAAAGATTCTTAGAACATTATGACTGGGATGGAATAATGCGTGAAGTTTGGATTAAACCCACAACGGGAGATCTATACTTCTTTAAAAAATCACATGCTATAGCATATGCGTGTGCTATTGTGGTACAATTAAATCTTATATGTGAACAGGTGAGCTGGGATTATGTCTAAGCGTACAGATCGATTATCAGTACCTATGACTATCAAATGGGATGGTAAGTCGAATAGAAAAAACTTTCTAAAACATATTATAGATATTAATCAGTATAAAAATATAGTTGAGGTGGGTGTGCGAGATGGGCGTACTACATTCTATCTATTAGATAACTGCGAGTGTATTGAAACGTATTATGCTATCGATTCCGAAATTTCTCTGTTTTATACAGAAGAAATCAAAACAAAGTATAAAGATAGATTAGTCCCTATACAGGGATTAAGTCAGAATGTTGCTAAAAATATACCCAACAATAGCGTAGATCTAGTGTTTATTGACGCTAATCATTCATACCAATATGTAAAGAATGACATAATTGATTATAAACCAAAGATTAAATCAGGAGGGCTACTAAGCGGTCATGATATAGATTATCCTGGAGTTAATCGAGCGGTAACTGAGATGTTTGATTATTATGATGTCGG